ATCACCACGAAGGACACCACGGCGGCTGGCGCACTTTTTCCCTGAAATACGACGTCGACCTTCCGGAATTAGCCAGACGCTACGCGGCTCGCTCGCCGTTTATTAGGAATTGACACCCGGAAGTCCGACCTATTAAACCCGTTTTCCACCGCCCCGGAGCGCGCCCATGTCTGACGATCGCAATCCTGACGATCTGCCGCAGTTCTACGAGGTGATCCAGCGCATGCGGGAGGGCGAGCTAAACGATAAGCTCACCGAGGCAACACAGGGAATGATGCGCCACTTGCTTGACCGTCAACGCGACATCGGCGGCAAGCCAGAAGGCAAATTGGTGCTGACGATGAAATACACGTTGGATGATGGTATGCTCGATCTGCGGGCCACGTTTGCCGTGACAACGCCGAAAGAGCCCGTCACTCGTGGGGTTTTCTACGTGAAGTCCGACGGCTCTCTGACGACGCTCAACCCGGCGCAGAGATCGCTTCCGTTCGGCGTCACCCGCGATGCGGCCGCGCATCCGCGACGACTCCGCGACGTCAATAATAACGACTGAGCCGAATCAACAAAGGAAACCCCATAAATGGTTGACACGCCCGATCTTGCCACCGCAATGGAATGGATTGCAGCGCACCAGAAGGTGCACAGCGTCACGCTGTTCTACCCGGATTTCGGCGACGAATCCATGCCGCTGCATGAGATGAAGGCGCTGGCGTCGGTCGGCTCGGACGGGCGGATCGCTGTCCACACCGGCACGGATCTGTTTGAGCCTTTCCGCCAATATCCGCGACGCTACACGGGCACGGCCGCTGCGGCAAACATCGAGACATTCGTCGCGCATGTCGTCCGGTTCAAGGACGAGGACTCAGCAATCTGGTGCAACAACGATCCGTCCAACCCGACATTGACCGCGATCCTGGACTATCACATGGCCCGGAACGTGGACCCGGAGTTTACCGATGATACGAAAAAGGAACCTTTGCCGTTGCCCGGCGCGCACGCCCAGTTTGGCCAGCATCGGACGGTTTACAAATTCCCTCTTTCCGTCGAATGGAAGGCATGGTCGGCCGCCGCCGGGAAGCCAATGACACAGAGCATTTTTGCCGAATTCGTGGAGGACCGCATTCTGGATGTCCTCGGTGACCGGGCGGATGCCGATCTTTCAGACCGGGCGCGGCAGATGAAAACGACCCTGGGAGGGACGTTCGCGAGCACGGCCAGGCTCGTGGAATTGTCCCGTGGCCTCAAGCTCCATGCCACGTCTCTCGTGGGGCAGACCAACAACCTTTCATCGGGCGAGGTCTCGATCGTCTTCGAAAGCCAGCATGTTGATGACAAGGGAGATCCGGTCAAAATCCCCAATCTCTTCCTGATCGCGATCCCGGTGTTTCGCGGCGAGGATCCCTATGTGATGCCGGTTCGGCTGCGTTATCGGATCGCGAACAAGAATGTTTCCTGGTCGTTTGAGATCGCCTACCAACAGGAGACGTTCGATCACGCTGTCGCCGAAGCCGCTAAGGCCGTCTCGGACAAAACTGGCCTGCCGCTGTTCTACGGCACGCCGGATTGAACCAACAGCCGCAAGGCCAGAAGCTCCGGCCCTTCAGGACGGGGAGAAATCGCGAAATGGAGAATGACGATGAATGAGGATCCGGTCCGTCCGCCGACGGTAGAGGAAATGCGAGCCATAATGGGCGCTGCCGAGGAGAATCACCGCATCCTGCTCGCCCAGTGCGATCTCTCGCGGGTGCAGACCGCGCTGGCGCTGTTGGGCGAGCACCTGGCCACCACGCCTGGCATAACGAGTGCCGACCTCGCTATGATTGCAGCCGACATCCTGGGCAACGCCGTGGCTTGTTTGAATGACCCCAACATGGGGCCTTTGCTCGTTCAGGGCGCGCTGCGCCAGACCGGGTTTGTCCATGAACAACTGCTTGCGCTGCGAGCGGCGTCGCAGTCTGGTGGCAACCGCCAATTCGTTGGAGGCGGCGAATTCGTGCTGGCGGGTGATGCGCAGGTTCTGCGCGCCGGCGGTAAAATCGAGATAAACGGGGCAAGCGATTTCTCGGCTGATGCCGAGCATCTCCAAGGTGGTTGAACCCCTCCGGCTCTGTAAGATTGTCGAAGATCCGTCGCGCCCTGGCCGCTACCTCTACGCGATCGGGGCGCCGATTGTTTGCGCGTGCGGCAGCGATGACATTTTTGGCGTTCATCCAGGCGTGATGGACGATGAGCCGACAACCGGCTACTGCTTGGCCTGTTGGCCCGCCAGTTGGACGACGCCGAGGCGGATCGGGTCTGTTCCCTCACCAGTAGGTTCCGCGAGAAATGCGTGTTCGCCCGACCAACAGCGGCTTGCTCGTTCCAGCCGCTCCAAAGATCATCCGGCCACCCCCGCTCACAACGCCGGCCATCAGTCGCCGGGCTGCACTGGCCGGGACGGCGGCGTGGCTGGCGTCCCAGAGGTCTGAAGCGGGGACTCTCGCGGCCTGTCCAGCAACGACAAGCGCGGCGCCACCCCAGGCCGTCGCGGCAGGCTTTACCACCGCAGTCCTCAACATGGATAGCTCGAACGTCAATCAAGTCAGCAACACGGTCGACGGGTCGGTGCTTGCCCAGCTTTATGGCTGGAACCAGTACGGATCGGCTTATGCCGTTGGTCCGGGCGGCTGGTCCATGGATACGACCAATAAGTTGCTGTACGTCAACCAGGCGACCGCTTTTGGAAGCGGGTTTGCCTCGTGTTGCAGTACCTCATCTGCTGCTCGGTCTTCCCCTGGAAACCACGCACCCAATACAGGCTGGGGCAAGATATTTAATCAGGGGTATTTTGAGATAATTTCGACTGCTGCTTGGCAGGACGGCACGAACTACGCAATGTCGTGGATGAACGATCCTACCGGCCAGGTATTTGAAATCGATATCTGCGAGACATTCGGGGCCGTTGCATCTAACATAATTGCCTGGAGTGAAGGCAACACCAACGGAACAGACGGGGCTGTTCTTCCGGAACCCGCCAGCACGAACGGATCTCCGTTAAGTGGAAACACCAATAAGTACGGGTTTCTTTGGACCAGCACCTTCATGCAGTTCTTCATTAACGATGTCTCTGTGAGCGCGCAAGTTCCCACAAAAGTAGCAACAAGATGGAATGATCGCAACGGGAACTACTGGGGTACTTATGCGATGAATGCCATGCCCTCCGGCGGCGATCTCGAAGGCCGATATCTGTATTGGCAGACCGGAACCTGGGTGCATCCTTACACGATTTCCCGCGTAACGGTCTATCAGTGAGGCTTTTCCGAAAGGTTCTGGACGGGATAGATGTCGATCCCCTACTGGCCCAGGTGAAGGCCTACCCGGCTGATCTCTGGGGCGTGGATGACGCATGGACGCGAGGCAAGCATTTCCCGGGGACAGGAAAGGGGAACGCCATTCTGAAAGCGGGGTTGGCAAAGAACAACGTCGTCTTGCGTTACAACAAAACGCCAGCGGGCTTAATCCCGGATGGCACGAAACACTGGGACCGGCCGCCGATGGCGGTTCTGACCGAAGCGCGGCCGATCCTCGATCGGCTGGTCACCGCGGTGCGCGGCCGCACGCTGGGGCGCGTTATCATCTCCCGCATGGAACCTGGGGAGGAAATTGTGCCGCATATCCATACCGTGCAGTTCGGATTGCCGCGTATTTTCCATACATTCCAGATCCCCCTCCAGGTCGATAAGGACGTCATCTTCGGCTGTGCCGACTCCGATGGGACTGTCGAAGAGCTATGGATGCGTCCGGGCGGGGGTTACACGTTCGATAACCTGAAATACCATTGGGTCTTGAACGAAAGCCATCGGAGGCGATACGCGCTGATGGTCGACATAGAAATCCCTTAAACGAGAAGCCTGCCGCCGGAGGTTACGTCGATGCCCTTGTTCAGACTGGTCTTTTGGCTCGTCGCCATCATGACGGTTTTGTTTGGCGGACAGGCCGCGGCGTGTACCATGTCGCCGAACCTGTCCGTCATATCGACAACCGGGTCGATCACGGATGCCAACTGCCACGTTTGGACTCTCAGCGGACAACAGGTTGTTGTCGACGGGAAAACGGACACCACCACCGGCGCTGTCGTCAACCTCGCTTTCGTCAACGGTGCGATGTGGCAGGAGAACAGCGGCTGCAACTGGTGGTCGGAGGTTTTACCAACCGCTTCGTGGGCGCCAACCGGCGGCACCACGACAGGGCCGAACGTCTCCACGCTCGTCCCGTCTGCGTCTGGGTCCACCGTCACCACGCCTGGTTCGTCCCTCGTCGACGCGTCAGGCAACGTCTGGACCTTGACTGTGACTGGCGGGGAGGTGGCGGCCAATGGCGTCACCAACACGACGCAAGCCGGCGTGAACCAGATTCTCTATTACAACAAACTGATTTATATCACGAATACCTCGGGAAAGTGGTTCTCCATCGCGACCCCGACGTCGCCCTACGTCGCGTTTTCCGGCGACCCGCGGCTGATCGAAATCCTGACCGTCACAAACATTCCCGTCGCGGTGACGAACCAAAGTTTTCTTGTGTCAGGGACCATAGCAGGCGACACGACCGCGCCAACTCTCCAATTTCAGGATGGCGCGGGCGCGTGGGCAGCGCTTCCCAGCGGCGCCGTGGTCACCTCCACGACGTTTTCATTTACCAACACGGGCATTGTGGCTGCCGCGTCGATGACGGTGAGCGTCCGCGACGCTAACAACAACGCGGTCACGGCCTCGTCCAACGCCTTCACAGTGGCAACCCCGAGCCCCAGCGGCACGGTGGTAACAACCGTCGGCCCGACGGTCATTGACTCCATTGGCGAGATCTTCTCCCTCACCGCCAATCCCGGGCAGATTGCTGTGGGCAATCCGCCGGTCGCCGACAACACCACGAGTGGTGTCGTGGCACTCGCCTACGTCACAGGTAATGTCTGGCAGGAAAACTCGGCCAACCTATGGTGGTATAAGGCCCAGGCATCGGGGACCTGGGCCCCCACGGGTGGTACGAGCGTATCGCCGCTGACGACTGAGACGCTGGCGCTCGCGGCGATTTCTCAGCAAACCGCGAATGTCGCCTTTGGCGTCAGCGGCGCGGTCACCAACGACACCGTCGCGCCCGCTCTGCAATATCAGGTCGACGGCGGGGCCTGGGCTGCTCTTCCTGGTGGCGCCACGGTCACCAGCTCCACGTTTGCCTTCACGGTTCCAGGGATTGCCGCTGGTTCCTCGCACACGATCAGCGTCCGGGATTCGGTTACGACCACCATATCGACCACCTCCAACATTTTCTCTGTCATTGCCGCGCCGGTCGAGACTTTCGCGATCAACGCCATCCCTTCTCAGGCCGCGGGAGTTCCCTTCACCGTCTCGGGCATTATCGCCGGGGACTCCGTTGCGCCGAGCCTGCAATACGAGGACTCTGGCGGGGCGTGGTCCGCCCTGCCCGGCACGCCCACCGTCACGTCCACGTCGTTCTCGTTTGTCAACCCAGGCTTGTCCGCTACCGCATCGGCGACAGTCGGCATCCGGGATGCGGCGGCGACAGCCACGACCGCGCTGTCGAACAGTTTCAGCGTTGCGGCTGCGCCGGTTGAGTCGATCAGTATCAGCCCGATTTCACCAGCGCTTCAGGGGACGCCGTTCGCTGTTGGGGGAACGGTGCTCAACGCGCGTTCGGCTCTCGTTCTGCAGTATGAGGACAACACCGGCGGTTGGCAGCCGCTTCCCTCAGGGTTCTCACTAAGCGGGGCACCTGGCACGGCCACGTTCAGCTTTATCAATCCGTCGTTGAGCGCTGGGGCGTCGAATACGGTCTCCGTCCGCGATGCGAGCAACAACGCGATCTCTGCGACCTCGGGTGGTTTCGCGGTCACCTTTCCGCCGTCGCCAAACGATACAGTGGTCACAACGGTCGGTCCAACCATTGTCGACGCATCCGGGGAGTCCTTCAGTTTGACCGCGGCAGGGCAGGTCGCGGTCAACGGGGTTCCTGACTCTTCGTCTGCCAACGCCAAGGCATTGGCGTACGTCTCCAGCACGGTGTGGTACGAGTCCGTTTCAAATCTTTGGTTTTCCAAGACCATCTCCACGTTTGCCTGGTCACCACCCGGTGGCACTGGCACGTCACCGCTGCCGGCCGAAGGGCTCGCGGTCGGCACGATCGGCCCTCAGACGACCGCCAACGCGTTCACGGTCTCCGGTTCGATTGGCAATGCCCTCCTCATTCCCTCTCTTCAGTATCAGGTATCGGGGGGCGGGGCGTGGACGGCGCTATCCGCTGGGTCACCCATCAGCCTGACGGCGTTTTCGTTCACCGTGCCCGCAATCTCTGCGGCTGGCTCTTACACCGTGTCGGTGCGCGACGCCAATGCGCCCACGATTGTAGCGGCTTCGAACGCCTTTACGAACACGCAAGCTGTCAGCGCTCCGGAAACGGTGCTGATCGCCCCGATTGCCACGCAACAGGCGGGCTACCAGTTCGCGGTCTCCGGCTCGATTGGCAATGTCACGAGCATCCGCGCGTTTGACTATCAGGATAATGGGGGCATCTGGCAGCCACTGCCACAAGGCGCGTCGGTGTCCACGATCGGGTTTGCCTTTGTGCACCCTGGTATGGCGGCGAACCCGGCGGTTACCGTCGCGGTGCGTGACCACCTCACCCAAACAGTTGTGTCGACCTCAGGCCCATTCCTGGTGGCTGGGCAGCAATCGCAAAACCTCGCAACCGTCGTAACCGTTGGTCCGCAAATCATCGATGCTCCGGGCAATGCCTACACGCTCACCCCGTCTGGCCAGGTTGCGATCAACGGCATAGCGGACGGCACGACTTCGGGCGCTATCGAGATAGCGTATGTGTCCGGCTCGGTCTGGTACGAAAACGGCTCGAAACTCTGGTCCGAGCGGTCCGTTTCGAGCTGGCTCACCGGGACTTTGCTCGGACCTCTGCCGTCCTCTCAGCCCCAGGTCTACATGACATGGGTAATGCCGCTGGCGGTTGTGCCAGGGTTCACGGTGGGGGTTCCTGGCATTGTTATCACAGACACCGTCCCGGCTGGGACTTTCTCGCTTAGCCTCACGTCGACGGACGGCACGCTGACGCTTCCCGGTGGCACGGGCACGGGCTCGGCTGCTGTCAGCATGGTGGGCAGTCTTGGTACGCTGAATGCTGCCTTGACGGCGCTCATGTTCACGGGAACCCAGGTCGGGCCCGGGGCGGTCAACATCCTCGTCACCGACCCGGCCGGCATCACGACGACAGCGGAGATCCCCGTCACTGTGCCCAGGGGCGCTCCGGTCACGACATACGGCCGCTTCCAGTAAGCCCAGCGGGTTGCGCTTTTCCACGGCAGGGTCTAGCGGGTTGGACTTATAGGTTGACAGGATTCGGGCGTGACCCATGCAGCCTGAGGTTTTTCAGTGCACGCGCAAGCAGATGACCTTGACGGTATCGGGCTGTACGCGACTGCACGAAGCGGCCAACAAACCACGCGCGCCTGACCCGTGGCTCGGGATGGTGGCGTGCCGGGGCTGCCCGACGGGCGCGATGCATCGGACGGGCAAGATGCCCAACCCGATGGAGACAATATCGGCGGCGATGCGCATGCTCTGCCCACGATGCGGGCGGATTTCGGACAGGATGATTTGGGGGCGCTTGTGTGCCTCCTGCGATGCCAGGCACGCGGAGGCTTTGCGCGGCCGCAACTCGAAAGGGTCAGTGCCCAAACTGACGCATCTGCTGCACCCGGAGCACGTGGCTTTTGGTTCCGGCGATCAAGTCAAGCTGGTGCACCGGCAATCCGTCACATCCTTGGGCGAGGTCATGATTGGCATGGTCAAATCGGCGCTGACGCCTGTGACGTTCGGGCTTCCGCGCGTGTTCTGGCCCTCTCTGGTCCGTTCATCGCCGCACCGGCCATGGTCCGCCCAATACGAGCTGTCGATCTGAACGCGGAGCCTGATACGGGCTGGAGGCTCGTCGATCATGTTTGTCGGAGCTGCTTAGGCCGGATCGTCGAGCGGAATGGGGTTTTCCTTTGCTCCGGCTGTGAGCGCACGGCGACGGGCAAGCCCGATGCGATCTGTGGTTGTGGCATGCACCTCGATGGCATGCCGATTTCCGCCCGCACGCTGTTCCGGTGCGACGTCAACCCGAACCAAGGCCCCACCTCACCGGCTCGGATCGTCATTACCTACGGTGGCACCGCCGCAACGCCCCGATACGCTTGACTATTATGAAAGGTCGCTCCAATGCCTCGGAAGCCAGCAGCCGTCGCCGTCAATGATCCAGTGTCAGAGCGTCTTGTCGTAAACGAGACACCAATCAATGACATAAAGGAATACCCAAATAATCCGCGTCAGCACTCCGTTGAGCAGATCGAGATGATAGCGAAAAGCATCCGAGAGTTTGGCTTTACGAACCCGTGTCTCGTAGATGCCAATAACGAGCTCATCGCAGGTCATGGGCGACTGGCGGCGTGTCGCAAGCTCGGCATGACATCGGTTCCGACGATCCGGCTCGGTTATCTCTCGCCGCTGCAAAAGCGCGCTCTCGTCATAGCGGACAACAAGATCGCCATCAGTGGGTCGCAGTGGGATATCCCGCTCCTGAAGCTCGAACTGGCTGAACTGAAGCTCGAACACGTCGATCTGACGCTTTCCGGCTTCTCCACGCAGGAGATCGATCAACTTTTCGCCCCGCTGATTGATCCGACGAAAGAGTGGGAAGGCATGCCGGAATTTGAACAGAACGACAAGATGGCGTTCAAGACGCTGGCCGTTCATCTTAAAGATCAGGATGCGGTTGACGAGTTTGCCAGGATTATCGACCAAAAGATCGGAGCGAAAACGCGCTTCGTCTGGTTCCCCTTGATCGAGATTAAGACACACGTCGACAAGAGGTGGGCGACCCAATGAACCCTAGATTTCCGGTCTATATCATTTCGAAGGGGCGCTCTGATAGTCGGTTGACCGTGCGATATTTAGAGGAAGTGCGCGTTCCATATCGGATTGTCGTTGAAGAGCAGGAATTCTCCGATTATGCGGCGGTTATTGATCGAGCGAATATCCTCGTGCTCGATCCGGCGTATCAGCGCGATTACGATACGTTCTGGACGTTTCCGGATGGAACCGGGAAGGGTTCTGGTCCGGCACGGAACCCTTCGTCTGGGATCACGCGATTGCCGCGGGCGCTGGCGCAGATCGGCAGCCCGAAGCGGGGGAAGAGCCGCCATCATGTCTCATGAACCGACCCCGCATTCCCGAGAACTCGTCAAAGGCATGGCTGGTCTCGCCATAGAGATCGAGGACATCGCCCGCCTCGTTCACGCCACGCCGACCGAGATCCGCACCCTCTACGGCGAGGAACTCGCTTTTGGCGTCGCCCAGGCGAACGTCGAGATCCAGCGGGCTTTATTTGTTGCTGCCAAGTCAGGCGAGATTGACGCTATAAAGCTATGGATCGAAACTCGACCCGGCTATTATTAACCAAGAGAGCAGAATGATTTCATGACCAAGTTGACTCCAGCCCTCATCGAGCAGATTCGCGCGAAAGCGGCGCCAAGGCTTCTCCGCCCATCAGACCGCGGCCGCCCTCGGGCTGGACCGCTCGTACCTTGTCAAGCAAGCCGGCCAACTCGGCATTCGCTTCAACAAACTCCCCACGGATCAGATGGTTGTTCTCCACGGCGCGGAGATTGCGCAGACCAGCCACGCCGTGATCACCCGTCGACGTACGCGCCTTTCCGCGGAACTTCGGGCTGAGATCGCCGCCGCGAAGGCCGAGGCAGCTACCGCGCCCCTGTTCATGTGCGCGGAGAACGGAGAATGAGTGAGCCCATTGCCTATCGAGCCCAGGGCGTCGAACACGTCTAGACACCGGGCTGGATTCCAGTCAGGAGTCCAGCCATGGCTGGAAAACCCACGAATACCGCGCTTCAGGCTGAGGTTGCCGCGGCTGTTTCTGCCGCTCCGGATGGCACGCCGCGCGGGGTGATCGTTCGGCAGTTCCTCAACCGGGGGGTGTCCAGGGCATCGCTCTATGTCTGGGTCGAGCGAGCCATGACCGGCCTCGCCATGAACAGGCTCAAGGGCACGCACTCGCCGCCGATCGAAACTGACGCTCGCGTGATCCGTGGTCTGTCTGGCATAACCAAGAGAGACCGCGCAAGCGCCCCTATTCGGTTCCTCGATATCCTGCATCGGACTATCGCCGACCTGGAGGCGCTGCGGGCGATGGCGGTATCTGAGGACGGCAAGATTAGAAATGTTCGGCTGATGTTAGAAACGGCCGACAAGATTGGACGGACATTGGACAGGGCTGCCCGGATTGGTGTAATAATCCGCGATATCGAAGCGGATCGGGCATTCATGCGAGACCTTGCCGACGTCATCCACAGGCTGCCACCGCATGTCGGGGAGCCAATCCTGGCCGATATGCGGGAACTCGGGCATGGGGCGATGCTGTGAATCTTATCGATCTGACGGGTCAGACGTTTGGTCGGCTAAAAGTGATCGAGTACGTAAGAGCGCCTGCGGGAGGGCGGTCCAGATGGAAATGCCAGTGTTCCTGCGGGAATGTAGCATTTCCAGAGGGACCTGGGCTTACGCTTCTATGTGCGCCTTGCAACCGGAGAAAACACGACAAAGATCCGATTGATTGGGCGCGGTCGATCGGCCGCCTCTTGTGAGTGGTATAGACCTCCGTTCGGAATGGTTGGCCCAACTTGACCGGATCACGGTTGCATCCGGTCGGAAAAGCGAAGCCGCCATTCTGGGGTTCGTCCCATGGGTGGAGAGTTTGGCCCAGCAGGGGCTAAAAATCGATGGTATCGACTTCGAGCTTAGTTCGAGACCGGTCTTAAAACAGATTTACATGTCGATGCCGGCCACCATCGAGGAAGCGCGACGTTCTACTATCGTTTTGATGAAAAGCGCGCAGATGGGGGCGTCTGTGCTTTCTTTCCTATATGCGTTGTGGATCGCGATTGCGTGGGAACCGCTGGTGATCGGCATGTTCCTTCCGGACCAGGCTACAGCTCTTGATATATCGCAACGCCGCTTCCTTCGTCTGATCCGGGCCGTGCCGGATTTGCATAGACGCCTCACGACGAGGACGTTGCCCGACGGGTCGATCATCAACGTTGGCGAGCAGAACGTCCTGACGAGGATTCTAGGTGAGTCTCATTTCCTGTTCGGGTGGACGAGTTCTGAGACGGTGACAGAATCTCGCGCCATGGACGCTGAAATCGTTGATGAAGTCCAACAGATATCTCTCGAACAATTAGACCGCATCTACGAGCGCATGTCCGCCAGTCGGCTACGACTTCGTTTCATGTTATCAACGGCAAATATGCCCGAGGCAGACATCGCGAAATGGTGGAGCCTCGGGAGCATGAAATCCTGGTACAGCCTGTGTACCGCATGCGGCGCTGAAAGCGACCTGTCGCAGCATTTCCCGTCGTGCGTGACGCTGAACACCGGGCAGATCGAGGAAGCTCCCCTCGATTATGTCTATTGCTGCCCGAAGTGCTCGGCATGGATCAGAGATCCAGCAAACCCGGGCAGGTTTGTTGCCGCGCGTCCGGATGCGCACATAGACAGCTTCCATATTTCCCAGATCGTATCGAGCACAATCACAGCTAGGGATATGATTGAAGCCTGGAACCGCGCCATTACAGGTGATCAACGAAAGTCATTCTGGAACCGGAAGCTAGGGCTTCCCTATATCGACCCCAAGCAGGTGCCGCTCGACATGGCAGCATGCATGGCCAGTGCCGAGGAAGGCGAGCGGCTGGGGTTGCAGTGGCAGGCATCCAACGCCGCGGGCGACGTCTACATGGGCGTGGATCAGCATGCCGCGTGGTGCGCCGTCGTCATCAAGAAGCGGCTGCCTGACAATCGGCAGGCCATCATTCACTGCGAGGCCATATTTGACACCAACAGCGATCCGTTTGCCAGGGTCGATGAACTGATGGAGCAATACCGGGTCTCCATCGCGACGGTTGAGCAGCTGCCGAACGCCAACGACGCTAGGCGCTTCTGCGCCCGGTGGTCTGGCCGCGCATACATGGTTTCTGCCTATACGGGTGCCAGCGCGGACATGCTGACCTGGGGAGATGCCGCATCGCGCAGTGATCGCAAAACGGCAGAGGACGATCGTAGTCGGTACACGGTTGGCGTCCAGCAGTACCGAATGATGCAAACTTCGTTAATGCGTATCAAGAACAGACATTGCCTGTTTCCATCGGCGGTCCTTGAGCAGACGGTGCTGGACGATGGCGAGTGGAAGCGCGTCAACATCATCCGCGATATGGTATTCCGCGACTACTGCGCCACGGGATTGGTGGTCGAGCAGGATGACGAGACCAGAAAACCTAAACCCAAGGTTGTAAAACTACGCGGCATTGATCCACATTTTTCATTCGCAACGATGCTGGCTGACGTCGGGTTCACGAGAGTACATGGAGCATCGCAGTTCATCATTCCGGATTCCGGTCAGAAGGGCGAGCGGCCCAAGTCAGACACCCCGCTGGGGGAAAAGGTCACCCGCAACATGCCTGGCTTCCCGGTTCACGTCGCCAACATGATGGACCAGGGCTATC